ATAGGCTTATTAAGGATGAGAATAAGATTATGTATAACGATGATGAGGTTAATAGATTCTATGTTTTTGTTACTTTAAAGAACTTATATATAGACTATAGAAAAGCTAAGGGAAAGTATAATTTCTTTGAGTTTGATGAAAGAGATGAAGTTGATGATGTGTTTGATGATGAAACTTCATTAGATAAGGATGAGGCTTTTACAAATCTAATTAAGAGTATTACAGAGGAAATAAACTCTTGGCATTTATACGATGCTAAGCTATGTAACACTTACTTTAAATCTGACCTTTCTCTTAGAGATATATCTACAGGTAGCAAGATAAGTTTAACATCTATATTCAACTCAGTAAGTAATATAAAAAGATACTAAGGGAAAAGTTTGAAGAAGATGTAGTGGATTTTTACAACGAAGACTATCATTTAATTAACAAACCTAATAACTAAAATCATGGAAGAATTTAAAGGGGACAAAAGGACTAAAGCCTATAAGGATTGGAAGGCTGCCTTTGAAGCTAAACAAGCTGAATCATCTGAAGGTCTTGGAGACACCATAGAGAAGATTACTACAGCAACAGGAATTAAGAAAGCTGTTAAGTTTTTAGCAGGAGAAGATTGCGGGTGTGATGCTCGAAAATCTAAGCTAAATCAAATATTTAGATACACTAAGCCTGAGTGTTTAACTGAAGATGAGTATGATTACTTAAATGGTGTGTTTGAGAAAGGAAACACAACTATACCTTCAGCACAGCAAATGAAGATGATTGCAATATACAATAGGGTATTTCATCAGAATAAGCAAACAACATCATGTGGTAGATGCTTTATGTCTACATACAATGACCTTAAAAAATTGATGAACGAATACAAGTAGATGGAATTATACCAATCAAATATACCTAAATACATTTATTCTAAATTGAACAAGGATTCAAAGCTTTCAAGGAAGTTTAGGTCCTCTAATGTGGGTAAGTGTACTCAGATATTCGACAACTATTATCATGGTGCTAATGGTGAGATAACCAAGAGCGGGTGGAGTGAGTTTTACTTAAAGACAATTCATGTAAGCGTTTTAAATGAGATAGTTGATTATATTGTTGAGGAACACAGTTGCTCTGAGGCTTACGCTAAAGACTATGTTTACTTTAGAGTTGTAGGTCAAACTTGGAATGGCATGGCTAAGGAGCAACATTTGATTGGCATATTAAGTAGAGAGTTCTTAAACGCAGACTTCATTAAGACCAACTATGAGTTAGATGAACAATACTTCACAGATTGGGAAGCTTATTCTCTTGGTAATTTATTATTTGGAATACAAGTAAAGCCTATAAGCTACAAGAAAATGAATACTCCTTATCAGTTGCAGGCAAAGGAGAATCATAAAGCACAAGCCGAGGCTTACAAGGAAAAATACAAAGTTCCTCACATAGTGATTTATTACGATGGAGATGATTTTTACGATGAGGAGTATGTATTTAATCAAATAAACACTATATTGGCAATGAAAATTAATGTAATATTTTAAACAACTATGGAAGAAACAAAGACAAATCCTGTTCACTTAGAGTATCTAAAATCTATGCTTATAGGTCAGTTATGGTTAGAAGCTAATGACAAACTTATAATGACAACAACTTATAGGCAGAAGATAAAACAAACTTACAATAGGTTGAATAATGACTTAGAAGACCTTATTAAGGATGGTTATAATCAGATATACGATACAGACCCACAGATGGTAACAAACATATTAAACTCAATAGAGTCTCTTATAGATAAGATAAAGGAGGGTAGCATTGATGATTTAGTTATGATGAACGCAGTTATAGAAAAGTATAATGAGAACAGAGAATGGTTTGTTGAACATGGCTCTGCTGAATTTTTAAGAATAGATTAATATGAGAGGAAGCGCAATACACTATGAAGCGACAGGGGATTACGATGTAATAGACTTCTGTCAACACTATAAGCTATCCTTTAACAGAGGTAATGTTGTTAAGTATATAGCAAGGGCAGGAAAGAAAGATGATGAACTGCAGGACCTTTATAAAGCTAAAGACTATATAGAGAGAGAGATAGCTTTTGTTAGAGAACTCAGGAATAAGGAAGCTGAAGACATAAAGGAGGGTGTAGTAAGTCCATACAACTACAATTATAAGGAGAGGCAATAGTCTCTCTTTTTTTTTATTTTATAGTTGATAATTGAGAAATATTGTTTATATTTGTGTATATAAATATTTAAACAGCTACAAAATGGAAGAAATTGAGATTAAATTTGAGGGGTTATTATTCACTATAATAGGTGATTACGAACCTGAAGAGAAGGAAACTTACTTTGAACCTTACGAAAGAGATAGGTTTAATATTAGAGGAATATACTTAGGTGATGCCTGCGTAGACTTTATGCTAAACCAAGAGACAACTAAAGAATTAGAAGAACAAATAATAGAAAGATACTACAGATGATACAATTATTAAACGGAGAACAATGGGAAGAGAAAGACATACTAAGAGAGATGTTACACGACCCTTTTTATTATGGACACTTAGGGAAACATGCTTTAAGTAGTTCTGCATTAAAGAAACTAATAGAGAGTCCTAAAGCTTATGAGAAGTCTTTAAGGTTTAACAGTAATGCACAGCCATTAAGGGATGGTAGACTTATACACCTATCTGTATTAGAGAAGCATAGACTTAGTGAACTTACTATTATAGATAGTACTAAAGCCGCTAAAGGTTTTAAGGATGCTGTAAAGGAGTTTGGTGTAGAATCTGTTTATACTCAGTCAGAGATGGATAATGCTTATTGGATTGCCAAAGCTATTGAAGATTGTGATTCAGCTTCTGAGTTATTGGATGGTTGCACCTTTGAAGAGCCTGCAATCAAAATGGTAAATGGTATTGCTGTAAGAGGTAAAGCGGATGCAAGGAAAGGTTCTACAATTATTGATTTAAAAAGTACAAGTGGCGGAATAGATAAATTTCGTTGGAGTGCAAAGAATTTTTCCTATGACCTTCAGGCGGCTTTGTACTTGGATTTGTTTGATGCAGATGAATTTATATTCCTTGTAATAGATAAGGACACTAAAGACATAGGTATCTTTGAATGTAGTGGGAACTTTATTCAACAGGGTTATGATAAAATAGAGAGGGGTATAGCTAACTTTAACTATTTCTTTTTAGATAACAACCCTAAAGATTCTGTACGCAATTATGTAACACATGATGTACTTTAAAGCGTACATATTATCTACCTTAGCATCTATAATGTCAATACTAAAGACAGTAGAGACAAATAACAATACCGACTCTATAGGTGATAATGGAAGGTCTTATGGCATCCTACAGATACAGAGAAGCGTTTTAAGCGATGTTAATCGTATTTATGGTACTGAATACTATCACGAGCAGATGTTCTCTGAGGAAGCTTCTGAAGAGGTGTTCAAGCTTTATATGTGTTATGGTAGAGAGGTATTCTTAAAGAGGCATTGTAGATTCCCTACTGAAGAGGAGATGGTTAGAATGTGGAATGGTGGTATATACAAAGGTTACACTTACAAACAAACAAAGAAGTATTATAAAAAGTATTTAGATGTCAAAGAAGGAAAGTGATAAGAGTGTTTCAGATGAGTATTACTACATGACTCTATTTGATTTAGCTAATGATGCCGACATAAGGGATATACTTATGGCTTTAAAAGACTACGAAAGCAAAGAGATGTATGAAGAGTGTGCGGGTATGTACAGAGCAATACAGACATACAAGTTTGTTGGCGACTTTTATAAGATAACAGAAAATAAGAATTTAACAGATAAGATACAAATTAATTTTAGTGATAATGGAACAGATGACAATTAAACAAGCAGAGTTAGAACTTAAAGATAGGTTAAAGAATAGAATTAGTTTAGAGAAGATAAAGCAGTTTGTAGATAGACATTATAGATTCAATATAGATAGAAACACAAGGAAAGATGAGTACATACAAGCAAGGACCATGTATTACTTTATAAGTAGGGAATACACTTCAAAATCCTTATCAGACATAGGTGCTTTATTGGATAAAGACCATGCAACAGTCTTACATAATTTGAAGAACAATCATAGTTTTTATGTTGAAAATAATCATAACTATAGGATTGGTTTAAACTCTTTTGATGATTATATCATTAGATATGTAGAAATATTAGAATCTAAAGACAACAAACAAGATTTAGATGTTAAAGCAATCAAAGAATCTGTTTTATACATTGAAAACACTAAGTTAAAGGAAGAATTGCAAGATGTTAAGGCTGAATATGAAATTTTAAGGCAAAATGCTAAGGTTTCATCTGTTTTAAGCAATATAGTGAACAGAATACCTGAAAACAAGTTATCATTAGTGGTAGAGAGGTTAGAAGCTATGGTAAAGATGCTATAGTATGCCAAGAAAGATAAAGAAACCAACTTATATACCCTCAAGTGAGGAGTCTGAAGCTTATAGGTGGTGCATGAAGAACAAATATGTAATTTATCCCGTAGAATTAAGTCCAATGACATCAAACTATCAAATTCACATGGAACTTGGTCATAAACACGCTATTTTAGAGGAAGTTTATACACCCTCTACACTTTGGAGTGCTTTTTACAAGTTATGTGTTAGAATAATGGAAAAACAAACTAAAAATGCCTAAACCTAAGAAAAATACAGCCGCAATGAAGAATCAGAAGCCTACAGATGGTAGGAAGAACAATAAGAGGCAACAATCTAAGCAAGAGACAAGAGAGATAGTTCAGAAGGCTAAATCTATGACCCCTGCACAGCTAAACAACGCTAAGAAGGACAGGGTGTCTACTTATGCTTTAAAGGCTATGAAGAAAGTCTTTGGCTCTGAAGCAGAAGCATGGGAGACATTAGCAGAGAAGGCTAAGGAAGGTTCATTCGCTCATCTAAACCTGCTTTGGCAGTATAAGTATGGTAAACCTATAGATAAAGAAACTAATAACTCAGTAGCTAAATCTAATGCACCTGTTATAAACTTCTTTAACAATGCGCCACA